ATGCGAAATAGCAAAAAAATATAATACAACTTGTGAGAAAATTATTAAATTAAATGAACTTACAAATATTGATTATATAAAAGAAGGCGATATTTTAAGAGTAAGATAGGAGGAAAAAATGGCAGAAGTAACGATTGGAAATAGTCCAATTCATCAAGATAGTATTTTAACAGCAGTTTATGGTCAAACAGGTTCATCATGGCCAACATGTGGATTCCATACTGGTACTGATTTTGCAAGATATGGATATACTGAACAACCTTTACTTTATTCAGTATGTGATGGAACTGTAATTTTGAAAAGATATGAAAATGTTTTAGGAAATATTGTTTTAATTCAAGATAATACAAATGGTTTATATTGGAGATATTGTCATTTAGCAGAAGAAAGTCCATTATCAGTAGGTCAACAAGTTAATTTAGGAACATTTGTAGGACAAATGGGACAAACAGGAACTGGAGCACATGGTATACATCTTCATTTAGAATGTTCTACTTCTAGTTCATGGAGTTGTGGAAATTTTGTTAATCCTTCTACTCAGCTTGGAATTCCAAATGTTTCAGGAACAATAGTACATTATGATGGTAGTATTCCACCTGTTCCACCACCTCCTCCACCATATATAACTAGAAAAAATAATTGGAAAAATTTATTTAGAAAAAGATATACTATTATTGACTAAAAATATTATTAAATATATAATAAAGGAGAGATTAAAAATTATGACAAACGAAGATTTTAAAAAACGAATTTCAGGAATTGAAGAAAAACTAGGAAAAGAGAATGCTTCAATTATAGCTGATGAACTTGCTAATTTAATTTCTGATAATATTTCAATGAATAAAATGATAGCGGATAAAGACAATATTATAACTGAAAAAACAGAATTAAATAATAAGCTTGTAATGGCTAATTCTTCACTATTACAGCAAGTTGGCGTTCCTGATGACACTAAAAAAATAACAAAAGAAAATAAAGAAGATGACGATGAACAAAAGATTTCTTGGGAGGACTGCTTCGATAAGAAGGGGAACTTCTTGAAATAAAAATATTAAAAAAGAAAGGAATGAAAAAATATGTTACCAAAAGGTTTAAAAAATTCTTTAAACAAAATAAGACAGATATCATCTGATATATATCATCAATACGTTCCTATTTTAGAAGATGATACAGATATATCAAGTCTTGCAACACCTGTATTAACTGTTCCTGAAGTTTACAATGAATTTTGTAATGCTCTTGTAAATAGAATAGTTTATACACAAATTGAAACAAAAATGTTCAATAATCCTTTAAGAGGATTAGAAGGTGCTGTTATGCCTTTAGGATATGCTGGACAAGAAATTTATGTAAATCCAGCTAAAGGTAGACAATACAATCCAGATGATTTTGCTGGAATCCTTCAAAAATATGAAGCTGATGTAAAAGTTCAATACTTAATTAAAAACATGGATATTCAATATCCTTTAACAGTTATTAGAACAAAATTAAAAGAAGCTTTTGTATCATGGGAGGACTTAGATTCTTTCATTACTGGCCTTACAAACTCTTTATATAATGGAATGTATATTGATGAGTTTAAATGGACTAAAGCTCTTGTTTCAAGTGCTTACAAAGGAAATATGGTAAATGTAGAACAAGTTTCTTCACCTCTTACAAGTGCTGATCTTGCAAAAACATTTACAGTTAAAGCAAGAGAATTATTCTTAAATTTCCAAATGCCTTCAACTTCATATAATGCGTGGAGTAAAGTAGGTGGAAGTGGAAGACCTATAACAACATGGACAAGTCCTGAAGATATTGTTATCTTAATAAGAAATGATGTAAGGGCGTATATGGACGTCGAAATTTTAGCGAACGCTTTTCAAATAGATCGCACCGTCTTATTAGGAAATATTTATCCAGTAGATAATTTTGATGTATATGATGATGAAGGAACAAAGATATTTGATGGTTCTAATATCTTTGGAATGATTGCAGATAGAAGTTGGTTTAAAATTAAACCTGTTGATCAATTCATGGAGAATGGATACAACGCTAATAACAGAGCAATGCAATATTTCTTAAATAATATTAAAATGTATGAATTCTCATTATTTGCAAATGCTGTAGTATTTGCTACAACAGAAGCAACAGTTAATCCAACTGCATTTAAATTTTTAGTAAATGGAGAAGAAAAAACTTCATTAACAGTTACAGAAGCAACAGATGTTGAAGTTGTAACAGTTCCATATTCAGCAAATGCTTCTATTACTTATGCTTCTTCTGCAACAGAAAAAGCAACAGTTGCTAAAAAGGATTCACAAAATAAAGTTATAACAATTACTCCAGTAGCTGATGGAAACACTAACATTACAGCTACCGTAGGAAGTGTAACAGGAACTTTAGCAGTTACTGTAGATGTATAACTCTTTTCATATTTATATACTCCTATCATAGGAAGGAAGATTGATTTCTTCCTTCCTTTTTAAATAATATAGAAAGGAAATTTTAAATTATGGTTATAGCTCCAAATAATGAAATTATATTATTAGAAGTTCCAATTGAAATAGATAATAAAAATCAATTAACTTTTTCAAATAGTAATACACAATTTAATTATTTTAGAAATATTTCAGTTAAAAAACAATATGATAAAGTTACTTATATTAGAAAAGATGGATATGTTGTTATAAATGATTGCTTTGATAATTTAATTAAATATAATTATTGTATGTATCAGAATGAAAACTTTTCAAATAAGTGGTATTATGCATTTATTATAAAGGTAGAATGGTTATCTCCTAATTCTACTAAAGTATATATTAAAACTGATGTGTGGCAAACATATCAATTTGATATAACATGGCTTAAATCTTTTGTTGATAGAGAAATGATAAATGTAGCTTCAGATATTCCTGGAACTAATTTAATAAATGAAGGATTAGAAACAGGAGAATATATTGAAAATACCTCTACTTCAATAAATGGACTTGGAATTTGTTATGTTATAGCTTTTGGAAGAGATCCAACTGAAGTATCAGGATCAGGTGCTTCTACTTCTTTATATAATGGTTGTTTTGTAAATCGGAATTGCTTCAGGATTATGGTATTATATTGGAAATATGAATAAAGTATTAGATATGTTAAAAATAATAAATACAGCAGGATTTGGAGATGATGTTAAAGCAGTTTATTCAATTCCTACAGTTGCAATTTTAGGTTGGGATAGTTCATATACAATTGAAGAACTAGATGATAGATATCAAGTATGGGGATTCTGGGTTAATAATCAATTTTATGGAGATGGAAGAGATTTCACATTAAATTCTACCCCAACTTCTTTAGATGGATATACTCCTCGAAATCGGTAAATTAAAACAATATCCATATTGTTATTTAGGATTTACTCCAACAAATGGCCAACAATCAATATTTAGATATGAAGATTTTAATAATGGAACTCCATCTTTTAAATTAATATCAGAAATAAATCCTAATCCTTCAGTTTATTTTATTCCAAAAAATTATAAAGGTTCTACAGGTATAAATATTTCAGAATCTGTTATCACAAATGGTTATCCTTCAATAGCTTATAAAACAGACTTTTTTTCAAATTGGATTGCACAAAATTCATCAATTGTAAATTTTAATAAAGATAGAATGGTTACTGATTATTATATGGGAGTTACAAAAGGCGGTATTAATTTAATGAGTAATGCAATTGGTACTGCTATAGGGTTAGCTACAGAAAATAATATTGGCGGTAATATGATAGGACAAGGTGTAAATTATCTTTTTGATGCGTGGGCAAATAAAGAGAAAACTCAAATGGGTATTGAAGAACAGATGTTACAGGTAGAAAAACAAACAATGCTTCCTAATAAAGGAGCAGTTGGAGGTTCAAATGCAACATTACTTGGTTATGATTATATGAATTCAGATGTATTTACTAGATATTCTATAAAAAGACAATTTGCTGAACGTCTAGATTTATATTTTGATATGTATGGATATAAAACATCAACATTAAAAATTCCTAATCTTAATAATAGGCCAAATTGGAATTTTGTTAAAACTATCGGTTGTAATATTTTACAAAAAGATGGATATTCTGTTCCTCAAGAAGATTTGCAAGAAATTAAATCTTTATTTGATAATGGTGTTACTCTTTGGCACAATCCTTCAACATTTTTAGATTATTCACAAAATAATAGAACTTCATAGACTATTTTTATTATTTAATATATAATAAATGTAGATTTTAAAGAAAGGAGAAATTAAAAAATGGCTAAGAATAGGAAACCTGTTTTAAAAACTGCAAACTCTCAGTTTATTGAAAATAACGTTTTAAATGATGTTACTTTTGATTTTTATTTAAGATGTTTTAAAAAACTTTGTCTTAGTATGTTTGAATGGGTGAACCTTCCAAAAGGAATGGATTCAAGATTTTTAGAAGAAGTTTTATATTATAATGGAATAGCTACTCTGTTATATGATGAAACTTTAGGATTTATTAATACTGCTTCTACTCCTTCTGGTAACCTAAATATATATGGTTTGCCTACTTCAATTAATTGCTTCAGTTATGGTTTTTCATCTATTAGAAATCTTTATACTGGCCTTGCTAATGAAACTGCTAAAAAGAATGATTGTATTTTAGTTCTTAATTGTCAGGATAAAGAATCAACTTTTTGTAGTATGGAAATTTTTGCTTATCGTATGTATAAGGCTGAACGTTCTTCAGATATCAATATTAATAGTACAAAGTCACCAATTGTCATAATGGCAAGTGATAAAACAAAACTTTCTATGGTTAATGCTTACGCTCAATATGATGGAAATCAACCTGTTATTGTAGGTAAAAAAGGACAATTTGATTTAAATGATATTACTTCAATTGATACAAGAGCTGAATTTATTGCAGATAAACTACAGGATTATAAAAAAGAAATATGGAATGAACTTCTTACTTTTCTTGGTATTAATAACTTAAATGAAAAGAAAGAACGTATGGTTACAGATGAAACAAATCAAAATAATGAAGTAATTAACTTAAATCTTCAAAGTTTTCTAATTCCTAGAAAAGAAGCTTGTAGACAATTTAATGAACTGTTTAAACCTAAAGATGAATTATCGGTTCGTGTACGTTCAGATTTACAAAATACTATTAAGAAAATGGAATCTATTGTTACAGATTATAATCCACCAATTCAGGAAGAAGGTGAATTAAAATGATAACTGAAAATTATACAATGACTCTTTATGAAATTATTAATAACTTCTTTACTCGTGAAGAAGTAGAAGGTTGGTTTAAAGATTATGAACTTTCAGATTTTTTAACAGAAGAACAAATTGATACTATTGAAGAAGCTGGAATATGGAATAAAGATAATCTAGCTACAAAAATTGTAGATCATTACTTAATGCAACAAATAGGTTTTGAAACAATGGCTCTTTTTAGACATTATGCAAAAATTACTATGAAAGAAATTATGGAATCAAAACTACCAGTCATTTATTCAATTGCTATTAAATATGATCCTTTAGTCAATGTTGATTATATTGAAACAATGGAAAGAACTATTGATTCTGAAGGAAATTCTTCAGGATTAAATGTTGGTTCTGATACTCCTCAAGGACAAATTTCAAAACAAGCTATTCTACAAGGTGAATATGCAACAGGAACTTCAGCTTCTGAAGGTGAAGCAACAAATAACTCTGAAGAAAATTATACTAAAAGAATAAAAGGAAATTCAGGTGTTTCTGCTACTGCTCAAAAAATGATTGAACAATATAGAAATAATATAAGAGCTATTGATTATGAAGTTATTCAAGAACTTGAAAATCTTTTTATGATTATATTTTAAAGAAAGGATAAAAATATTATGGAAAATCAAATTACTCCTAATCCTCAAGTACCTACTCAAATTATTGCTAAATTAAAGTTTCCAAAAGTAATTAATAATTTAGGAATTATTCCTACTTCTTATAAGGATTCTATGAATTATTATGAATGCTTAGCGTGGCTTTGTAAATATCTTGAAGAAACAGTTATTCCTACTGTAAATCAAACAGGTTCAGCAGTTCAGGAACTTCAAGGTTTATATATAGAATTAAAAGATTATGTTACTCATTATTTTGATAATTTAGATGTTCAACAAGAAATAAATCAAAAATTAGATGATATGGCCGAACAAGGAACCCTTCAAGAAGTTATTTCTTCTTATTTAAATACAAAAGCAATTATTTGTTTCGATACTGTATCAGATTTGTCTCAAGCTGAAAATTTAATAAATGGAAGTTTTGCAAAAACTTTAGGTTTTTATTCTATTAATGATCTTGGTGGTGCTATTTATAAAATTAGAAATTTAACTATAGATGATACTATTGATAATATGACTTTAATAGAACTTGAAAATCTACCTACTTTAGTCGCTGAATTAATAAAAACAGATACTATGAATGTTTGTCAATTTGGTGTTGAAAATAATGTAGAATCTACATTAAATTTTCAAACTGCTTTGAATTTTATGGAAGGTAATAAAATTATTATTCCTGATATTACTTTAATTTTAAATAATACAATAACTTTGCCTGATACAATTGATATTGAATGTTTCGGAAAAATTCAATATTCAGCTGATATTACTTATTTATTTCAAAATCTAAGTAGTGATTGTAATATTAAACTTACTGGCCTAGATATTGAAAAAATGGATAATTCTTTTGAAAATTTAAACAGATTTATTTATATTGCTTATGGAAGTTTAATTGTAGAAAATTCAAAATTTAAAAATTGTGGTACTGCTGTTCATTGTGAAGGTAAAAAACTTATTGCTAATAATATAACGATAAATAATGCATATGGAACTGTTCCTCAATATGGTTATGGTCTTAATACTTCTGCTATTGAAAATGTTATAGAAAATGTTTTTGTAAAAAATGATAGTAGTTTGCAAGGTCGTCATGTTATTTATTTAAATGGTACTCAAATGTATAAAACAACTATCTCAAATGTAAATGTTGAGAATTGGTATCATAATCCTTTTGCTATTCATGTTCATGGCTCTAGTGCACCAGATATTATAATTGAAAATTGTAAATTTATAAACTGCTTAAAAGCTCCTACAGGTAGTGAAATAGCAGGTATTATATATGTGCATGCTGAAGATAATACAAGACTATTTGTTAATAATTGCGTGGCAAGAAATATTATATTCAGATTTTTGACTTCAATGTCATCAAATACAAAAGTTAGAATTTCTAATTGTTATTTGAGACATGATTTATCAGACACGAGTGTAAATACAGACAACTGCTCTATTTATTTAAGATATAGTAATCATCATGAAATATATAATTTATATATAGATAATACAAACGATACAAATTTTAAATGGGGTATTTTTGTTAGAAATATTTCACAATGTTTTATCGATAATATAATTATGAGAGGAAATAATGCTAATTATCTTGTTTACTCTCAAGATGCTCATGTTTATTTGGGTAAATATTATACTACTATAGATAATGTTACTTATGGAAATGTTTCTCCATATCCTACATTTATATCTTAATATTTAAAGAAAGGAGTTTATTGTTATGAATAATCAAAATCCTTCAATTCCTGAACAAAATATTACGAAAATTAAATCACCAAAATGCTTTATGAATTTAGGTACAATTCCTACTTCTTATAAAGATTCTATGAATTATTATCAAACTGTTGCATGGCTTTGTAAATATTTACAAAATGATGTTATTCCTGCTTTTAATAATGTTATTGAAAATGTTAATGAATTACAGGATTTTCTTCAGGATTTTTCAGTTGATATTGAACAGGAACTTGAACAAATTACTAATTCTATTCCTACTAAATTAAGTCAGTTAGAAAATGATACTAATTTCATTAATAAAGATGTTAATGATCTTACTAATTATTATGATAAATCTTATATTAATAACTTAATTGGAGATATAGCCACTCTATTAGATACAATAAATGGGGAGGTGATTTAGTATGGGAACAATAGCTGAAAAAGGAGAATATCTAAATAATACTAAATTACTTCTAAAACAAAAGATAAATAACCTAGGTGGAGATATAGATAATAATACTACATTTAGGCAATATTCAGAAGAATTACAAGATATATATGATAATCTTCCTAAAGCTACAGGAGAAGGTACAGAAGTTAGTTTAAATACTGTAAAAGGTAGAATGCTTATTACTGAAAAAGGAAATACTATACAAGATGGAACACCAACACCAGATAATGAAATTCCTATTAAAGTTGTTACTGGTGAAAATACAGTTATAGTTGGTGGAATAAATAAATATAGTAGTGAAATTGAACAAGGTGGTTTTTTTTCAACGGGTTTAAATGCTGAGTCTAATAATAGGATACGCAGTAAAGATTATATTGAAGTTAAACCAAATACTACATATACTATAAGTGCTAATACAATAACCTCAAATACTTTACAAGTAAGCATAAGCGAATACACACAAAACGATTATACAACTCCAAGAATTAATTCTACAGCATGGACAACTTTGCCTTATACTTTTACAACACAATCTAATACTAAATATATTCGTAATTTGTTTAAGTTTAGTAATGAAAATAATTTAGTGCCAAGTGATGTGAATTTAGTGCAACTTCAAACTGGCTCAACAGCTACCCCATACGAACCTTATATATCTCCTTTATCTAAACAACTTGATTTAGGTAGTATAGAACTATGTAAAATAGGTAACTATCAAGATTATATTTATAAAAGTAATGATAAGTGGTATAAGAAAGAGTATATAGGAAAACACATAAACAACGGAACACAGGGTACTTTCTCAAAACCTAGTACAAATAGATTTAATATTGACGATGCAATAAATGACTACCTAAAAGCAGCAAATATAATTTTATATATGAGTAATGAGTATAAGTGTTATATCGAAACAGGCGACAATGCAAGTTTTAATACATTAGTGGCAAACGAAAATTATGGTTTAAATTTATCAAATGGAAATACGAGTTTTGTAATTAGAATAAAAGACACAAATTATGATAATGTAGACAATTATAAGACATGGTTAAGCACACATAATTTGGTTTTCTATTATGTACTAGCAACATCACAAGATATAGAAATAACAAACCAAACTCTAATATCTCAATTAAATGCTATAGATAATCTTATGAGTAATAATGGTACTACTATTATTTCTTCTGAGTGTGAAGAAGGTAATTCATTAATGATTTTAGATGTGAGTGCTTTGAAGGGTGCGTAAAGATTTTTTCTCACCTCTTAAATGTTCCACGTGAAACTTTGTAACATAATTGTAACATAATTGTAATAGAATTGTTATTGACAAACGGTGTTGTAAGTGCTCCCCAGCTTTGCTCTAAGATTAGAGCATTGCTTGGGGAATTTTTTGCGTTATATGCGTTGCAAGTATTT